ATAGAAGAATTGACAAGAAATCTTAATCAGGAATATGAATTACAAGGCAAAGAAGGCGATAAAGAGCTGGCTAAGTATGCTTTTAATAAAATTTTAGCTTTACATACTGGAGAACCTTTAGAAGATATAATGTTTTTTAGATTTGCGAAGAAAGATGGTGGAGTTCCTTTAATTGATTATACTTATAAGGGAATAAAGAAAACATTTTTTGAAAACAAGGGGGACTTCCATTCGACTTTTCAATCATTAGAATTTTTAGCACCATATTATATATATCGAAATGAAAGTCTAAGTGGAGAGCCTAGAATAAGTGGCCGAATAAGAACTGATGCTAAAATCATAACGATAGTATCTGTTTTCAGCTTAGAGGAAATAATTAAAAATAATAAATATATCAGTGAAAATTTAAACGAATATGATAACCTACAAAGTTATTTAATAAAAGAGACGCTTAGAGAAGAAAGAACGTCTTTGATTGTAGGCATATTGGTAATGATGATTACACTAACAATGTTCATTCTATTTTGGTTTTATTTACATCATAATAGTATGAGAAAAGAAGCGTGTGAATAAGTAAAAAATATGTTAGAATTTATAAAAACTATTTATGGTGAAGACGCTATAACTGTCTCCATTAAAATAATATTTGAGTTCAGTGGATACTTCCTTTGCGGAATATTCGGAGCTGCTTTACATGAATATTATATCAAAAAAGATAAATGTCTCGACCGTATAGGAAGAATTTTAATAGCTTCATTGGTTTCTGCTATAATAATGTTCTCTCTTGGTAATTATATAAAAACAATAATAAAAGATTTTAGAGAGTTGTTTATAGTCTCTACAATAATAAATTTTATTATACCAAGTTTATTTACTTCTATAAGAAATGGAACTTTCCTTAAACCACTAATAGGATTATTTGCTCCTAAAATAAGAACCTTTCTTGATGATATAGAGAAAGAAAATAAAAAGAAATAATACATTACTTTTCCTTTTGAAAAGATAAATAAAAGGAACTAATTATGAATATAAATAAAGCTTTACAGGAAATGAGTATAGAAATAGGGCAAAAAGATGGCAAGGCAGGATTTAGAAGTTTTGTAAATAACAATATGATAGAAAAATCCCCACCAGAACATCTTAATTTAGGAAATAAAATAATTGCTTGGTTAACCAAACAAGGAATAATAAACAAATTCACCAAGTTTGATGCCAACGAAATAGATATAACCAGAAATGCTGACGGTAGTATTATTTTAAACCCAGAAGAAGGCGTTTCTATAACTTTAAATAAAATAAAAGTCGATGAGATATTAAAATAAAATGTATCTAAAAGAAATATTAGAAACTTATATAAAAAATTTTACTGGAGCCAAAGTAGCTATATATAAATTCAACTCTTCTACTGATAATAAAGTATTTAAAGAAGAACTAGAAGAAATCGATGAAAACTCTACTAATACAAATAAAGGTCATTATAGGGTAATAATAGATTTAAAGAATAAAGTTATGTATTTTGCTTCTGCTGATACTTATCATAATATAATGACTAGTAAATTAAAATTAACCAAAAACTATACAGATAATTTAGTAAGGATTTTTCCAGATAAAATATATTGTACTTGCTCAAAAGCAATAAACGGAAATGTACTATTTGATTCTGCCGATAGTATGATAGATACTATCAGAGCTACTGGAAAAACAAAAGATTATTTCAAAAAACTACTTTCTATACTAGAAGATCAACACAAGAACTTGCAAGATAATAAAGCTTTTATAAGTAAATTTATTTTATATGATAGAATGGAACAGGAAATATTCAGGCATTTAAAAATGTTAAGGGAGAAGGCCAAATGAATTTCAATTACTTATTAGAAAGTATGAACGATAGATATAAATTCAAGGCAATTTTCTTTGCTGGTGGTCCAGGAGCAGGAAAATCAGATATAGCTAATCTTATGTTTTTATTCACAAAAAGCTTATCTCCTTATGGGGCAAAATTATTAGATCCAGATACCTATTTTGAAAAAGCTTTAAAAGCATCAAAAGAAAATAAAGTAAAAATGGATTTTAAGGATGATAAAATAGTAGACGTTTATAAAAACTCAATAAATATAAGAGATAAATTATGGGATAGATTTGAGGAAGAAAGTTTACCTATGGTTATAGCTGGAACTGGAAGAGATGCTAATAATGTTTTTAATATAGCTAGAATGTTGATGAAAAAAGGTTATGATACCTATATGGTATTTGTAGATACTTCATTAGAAACTTGTTTAAAAAGAAATGCTAGTAGAGAACGTTCTTTAACAGAAAAAGATGTAAAAAGAATGCATAAAGAAGCTACCAACAATATAACTGTTTTTGAAAACTTCTTTGGAAGTTATTTTAATTTGGTAGATAACAATGCGGATGCCATAACAACAGAGTTAAAGACTGAATTAGAAAGAATAGGAAGAAGAATAATTACTTCTCCAGTATATAATAAAGTAGGTAGAGATAAATTGAAATCCTATGATGATTTAAAGAAAGGAAAGGAATATACCTCAAAAGAATTAGACATAGATTTTTAATGCGTATATAAAGTTATGAATAAACAAGAAGAGTTATTTTTAAATTCAATAAAAAATAAGATAGAGAAATTTTCTATAAAAACTACTGTAAAAGAAGTAGTTGAAATTGGTAAAAATATCTCTTTACAAAAATATGAAAATGAAAATACTTTAGTAGAAACAAAGTATAATAATGGTGAGAAAGAAATAGTAAGTCCAGGAATTGAATGGTATTTATGTAGTAAATCTCCATATTATTTTGTTAAGAGATACGGTGTTATTTCAGTTCCAAATATAGGTATTATACCATTTGACCTTTATTATTTTCAACAAGAAATATTAAAAGAAATAGATAAATTTAAAAAAACAGTATATCTTAAATCGAGACAAGCGGGCATTAGCGTATTGATGTCTCATTATTGTTTATGGAGATGTTTGTTTAGAAATTCTGAAAATATAGATGTTGTATCTATAAAGAAAGATAAAGCACAAGATTTTGTTTCTAAAATGAAAACAACTCTAACTTCCTTACCAGATTTTTTACAAGTAGATGTAATAACAGAAAATAAATCAAGAATAGAATTCGCTAATAAATCACAAATAACATCAGAACCAGCAACTGAAAATGCTGGGCGTTCTGATACTCTTTCTTTATTAGTAATGGATGAATTAGCTTTTTATCGTTCTGAAAATTTAGCAAATAATATTGTAGCCTCAGCTATGCCAACTCTAACAAGAACAGGTGGAGCTATAATTTTGATCAGTACGCCAAATGGGATGTCAAGAAATGGTGCTTTTTATTATGAACAAGTTCAAGAAATGAAAATAGGAATGTCAGAAGATGAAAAACTAATAGAAATAGATTGGTTTGAGGTTCCAGATATAGAAGGTATTAAACCAGAAAAAGGTTTTAATAAAGTTCTTGATAGCTTTGTTAAAAGAGATTATTATAACAACCCAATTGCAAGAAGAGAAATGAGAAACTTCTTTGAGCCAATTTTTAAAGATTGGAGAAATAATGAATGGTTAAAACATCAGCATAGAACTTTAGGGTCTGCTAAATTTGAACAGGAAATAGGACATAACTTTGTTATTATGGAAAATGCTGTAATATCAAAAGAATATCAGGACAGGATAAAAGAAAAATTAAAAGAACCTATAATATATGATAGGTTAGGATATTCTGATTTAAAAGGTTTATGGATATGGAAATTGCCTAATCCTGGAAGAAGATATGTTTGCGGAGTTGACGTTTCAAGAGGTACATCAAAAGATACCTCCTCTATGGAAATTATAGATGTAGAAAGTTATGAACAAGTAGCAGAATATAAAGGATATATATCTACAGTAGAATTTTCTAAAGTAATAAAGAAAATAGCTCGTTATTATAATGAAGCTTTTGTGGTTATAGAAAGTAATGGTATTGGAGAGGCAGTATTCAATGGTGTTTATGCTGATAGGGTGGAACCTTATTACAATGTATTTAAACAAAAGAAAACGAGAAATAATATTGAGGTTATGACTGGTTGGAATACTGACCAGAAATCAAGGCAATTAATAACAAATAATTTAGTTGATTGGTTAGTTGTGGATGAACTGTTTAATAATATAAAGATTTATTCTACTAGACTTTTTGAAGAAATAACAACTTGGGTAATGCGAGATGGAAGAATGGACCACGCCGAACATTCACACGATGATGCTGTTTTTGCCTTTGCTCTTGCCCTTTATAATAGAAATAGGGCAGAAAGAACTGGTGATAGTTTTATGGTTGATGAAAAAGGATCAATAATAGAATTGGGTCAGGGAGAACAGTTGAAGAGTATAGAAGAGAAAGGATTTGGAATAATAACAAGTGAAAGTGATGAGAGCGATATTATAGAAAGAAAGTATGGAATGTCTAAAGAAATATATTCTTGGTTGGTTGGGTAAAGTTAATTATATGATATATAATAAAGCAGTACCTAGAATAATAACGAAATTAAGTGATGGTGATGAAGAACGCATCACAAGGCCAGAAAGAACCTCAGCTCAAAAATCTATTGATGGAAGTCACGGAACTTCTTCTGTGGAGAGAAAATTAGTTAAAAGAGTTGGAAGAGTTCAAAACCATCAAAATGTATTAGATAAAGTAGTAAAAAAAATGGAAAGAAAAGGAATAGTATAATATGCTAATAAATGGAAAAGAAATAGAATATAATCCTAAGAGTTCTGCTGTAATTCAAAGTGAATTAAATAGAATAGATATAGATCAAACAGTAAAAAGTGATCTAATAAAACCTGGAAACATATTAAACAATAATTTCACTTCCAGTGGATTGGCAGATTTTGAATTTAATAATAATGGATTTTTTGGCAATAATAGTAAAGATGTAACGCTTGATAACAGAAAAAATAGATATGCTCTTTATAATGAAATGGATAGAATGGAATTCATTCATAGGGGATTGGAATATATTTCCGATGATGGAACGCAACAGAACAATGAAGGAAACGTATTAAAATTAACCAGTGAAGATGAAACTATAAAGAAAACCTTGGAAGATTTATTCTTCAAACGATTGGATCTTAACACTAACCTATGGTCTATATTCTATGAAACATGTAAGAAAGGTGATAATTTTTATGAAGTTATTCCAGATAGTTATGAAAAACCAAGAAAAATATTAAGGATTAAGTATCTTGAACCAGATAAAACTGAACGGATAGAAGTAAATGGAAAATTATTCTATTATAAATATACTGCTGATGTAAAAACTGTTGATCTTGATACAGGAAGAAAAGAGAAAGATGAGATAGTTGAATATAGATTACAACCTTGGCAAGTAATTCATTTTAAGGTTATGGATGATAAGGAATTTATTCCTTATGGTGGCTCTTTGTTGAAACCAGGAGCCAAAACTTTTAGAAGATTAAATCTTCTTGAAGATATAATGCTTGTTTATAGAATAAGTAGAGCACCAGAAAGAAGGGTATTCTATATTGATGTAGGAAATCTTACCCCTGTAGAAGCAAAGAATTTCCTATTAAAAACGAAGAATGCTTATAGATCAGAACCTATTATCGATGAGAATGGAAATCTGAATACAAAAGCAAATGTCTTATCAGTAACCTCTGATATATTTATTCCTGTAAGGGAAGGTCAGACATCTACAAGAATAGAATCATTACAAGCTGGAACGGCTTTATCTGAAGTAAAAGATATTGATTATTTTAAGGACAAGATCCTTAGAACTATGAATATACCTCCTGCTTATATGGGTGATTCTGTAGATAAGTCAAAAGGATCATTATCGAGCCAAGATATCTCAGTTTCTCGGTTTATTGAAAGATTACAGAAACAAATTTCTCAGGGTATAAATAAACTGGCAGCTTTGGAACTATTCTTTAATGGATATAAGAAAGAGGATTTGTTCAGGTTTGAAATTGAAATGACACCTCCTTCAAATATAAAGGAAATGACAGAGACAGAAGTTTTCACTCAGAAAATAAACTTGATCTCTTCTATGCAAGCTACAAACCTATTTCCTAATAAGTGGATATTAAAGAATATATTAAAACTATCAGATAAAGAGATAAATGACATATTACTATACAAGAAAATAGAAGCTGGACAGTTGAATACTGATGGAACAATGAACTTGGCTGGTGGTGGAGGGGCAGGTATGGATATGACTGGAGGTATGGGTGCTCCTATGGGTGCTGTGCCTGGAATGGAAGGAATGCCTGTCGGAGCAGCTACCCCTGAAGGTCAAATTCCAAGTAGCGGAGCCGTGGCCGGTGCTCCAGAAATTCCTCAAGCTCCTGAGCAGATAGTAGCTTCAACTGTAATAGATTTATTTGGTAAGGATTTCTTGATAGAAAACAAGGAAGATTTCTTTAAGATAGTAAATTATATAGATGAGAATAAAAAAGAAACAAGTATTCCTTGGATAGAAGATCTTTCTGAATCAATTTGCTCTTCAATAAAAAAGAAACAACCAAAGAAGAGAGAGAATGGTGTTGAATATCAAACTATAATAAATGAACTTGGTGGAATTTCTTTCAATAAAGATAGTTTCAAGTTATTTAAGGAAGATTATACAGTAGAGGAAAGAAGAAAAGATGGCATTCTTTTGGTGGAATAATGGATAATCCAATATATAACTTTTCTTCCTTATTGGAAGAAATAAAAGAAGAATATACCTCATTAAAAGAAGATCAGGTTTATGAAACATTAAAACCTTTTTATTCTTCTGCTATTGATAGGCATATAATTCTGGAAGGAAAAAAGATAACAAAACCATTGGCTGTAAGTAAAAAGAATAAGAATACTTTCAAGAGAGATAAATCTCCTTTGGTTGAATTTTATAATGATATAAAGAAAGGTGATTATTTAAAAATAATAGAGATTAAGGACAAAGTTGGTAAGTGTGTCAACATTTCTTTAAAAGAGGAAATAGCTGATAAATATTATAAAGAAGAATATGTTTATCTAACTATAGAGAATGTAATACTTGGTGATGTCAAACTTGTGCAAAGAGGGGCATCAAAAATACTAAAAAGTAAAGGTAATGAGAAAGAACTTGGAGGAAATAAATGAATCTTAAAATAAAAAACTTTGAAAGAATTAACCTGCTTTCTAATAGAAATCTAGAGAAGTTGGCATCTTCTGTTATTAACAAATCCTACAATGCTGTATTGGTTAATATGTATGAAGATAGTGTTATTATGTTGGATCATAATGAAGGGTATTTCTATAAAGCGGATTATACGTTTAATGAGAATACACTTACTTTCGTATTTGAAAATTTTGATAGAATTATTCTTGAGAAAGAGGAATCAAATTTCAATAAAAATGTTTATGATTATTTTGATGGTGATGCTGATATAGCTTCTTTAACAGAATCCTATAAAAACAATATATCTGATCAGGATAAAATTGTTTCTGAAATTATAGGTGAATCAGTAAATAACAAGAACTTTGAAGAGGTTCTCGATATAACTGAAATTTATGAGAATAAAGAAGAAATTGATTATAAGAATGAAGTATTCTTCAGGAAATGGAAGGACCGATTAATTTCTCATCCAATGAATGAAGTGTTGAATTTTAATTGGGAAGACAAAGTTGCTGTTACTTTAACTGAAAGCGAATCAGTTAAAATAGTTTCCAAGGATGTAGAAGAAAAAGCTAGAAACCTTTGGAAGAACGAAAAGTTCAAGGGATTGATAAAAGAATCCTTCTCCACTTTACTGGAAGATACCGAAGCTGGTATAGAACAATTCAAGGAATTACTTGAACATTATCCAATAATTTTCACCTTGAGCAAAGCTGATAGAAAAACCTTGTTTGGAAAAGCTATTGTTTCCGATAAACTTCTAAGGGAAAGTGTTGGAGATTTGACTAAAGGTATAGAGATTATCTTTGAAAGCAATGAAGATGTTATGTCTATGAAGAAATCCTATCTTGAAGAAGCTTGCAAGACAAAGAAACCAAAGTTTGTTAGCAACACAGATAAAAAAACCCCAGTAGATGGTGGACCAGAAGGACAAGAAACTGAAGAAACTGATGAACCAGAAGAGCTTACTCCAGATGAAAATAAGAAGATTTCAGATAGTTTACAGAAAATTGCAGATAAGGTTAGTGATGAAAAACTAAAAGAGAAACTTCAGAAAATCATAGATGATTTATCTGATTCAGAAGAGACAGGAATGAAGGTAGAATCTGTAAAAGAAGCTATTGCCATTCTTTCTCTATAAGGATTATAAAATGAATATACTTTTAGAAGATTATAATGACATAGAAAACGGAGAAGTCCGTTTGGTAGAGGAAAGAGAACACGGAGAAAAATCCTATTATCTCCGTGGGGTTATGTCTTGGGTTAATAAACTGAATAAGAATAAGAGAATTTATACAGAAGAAGTTATGAGGGAAGCTATTGAAAGTGTTTCTGAGAATATTAGGTTGAATGGAATGGTAGGAGAACTTTCACATCCGCCTGTTCCTACTATTAATCCAGAAAGAGTTTCTCATGTAGTAACTAAATTTGAGCTTGCTCCAAATGGTGCTGTTCTTGGCGAATTGAAAGCTTTGAATACACCACAAGGTAAAATCCTTAAAACACTTATGGAAAGCAAGATTAGGTTAGGAGTTTCTACAAGGGCAGTTGGTGGAACAAGACCTTATTCTGGTCCTTTAGCTCCAATGGGAGAGGGTGTGGTAGAAGTTCTTCCTGGACTGAAACTTATTACAGTAGATGTGGTAATGGATCCAAGTCAAGGGACATATCCAGATGCTATAATGGAATCTGTTGGGCATATTTATGTAGGTCAGACAGTTAGTTTCAAGAAAGTATGGGAAAATGTTTTCGGTAAGTAATATAAAATAAATAAAAAAAAGGGCAGGAAATTAATCCTGTCCTTTTTCTTTTTAAGTGTTGATTTTTATTTTTTTGAAAAGATAAGTTTATACTAAATATTAGATGGAGGTACAAAAGTATGTCTGATATATTGAACAGAGACCTTTCACAAGAAGAAGAAAAAATTCTTCGAGAAAGTCTGGAGACTTGGAAAGAGGAAGTTTATTCCAAGTTGATGGAAGAAGTCGATAAAGTGAAGGAAGATAAAATTGCCGAGCTAGAGGAAGCCAATGAACTATACAGAGAGCAACTGAAAGAAGAGTATGCTGATAAGATGGTTCAAGGATTGAATGAAATGCGGGATAGTATCCGTTCAGAAGTTATTTCTGAAGTGGTTACTTCAAATCCAGAACTTCAAGTTTTAGAAAAGATTAAAGAGCTTGTTGCTCCTACTCTTAATGAAGATTATACTGCTAATATGTATGCAGAAGAATTGGTAACAATAAAAGAACAGCTTGAAAGTTATAAGAGAAAAGATGAAATTATGGAAGGAGCTAAAACTCTTGCTGATTTGATCACTCCTTATTCTTCAAAGACACAGAATATTATTCTTTCTCTTATCAAGGAAGGAAATTCTGAAGAAGTTACTGAACAGTTTTATTCCTTAATCGAAAGCCTCCAAGAATTAGAGGAAGCTGAAGAGGAAGATACTGAAGAAGATGCTGATGATGATATGGCTAAAGTAAGAGCCGCTAAAAAGAAGTCAAAGAAATCAAAGAAAGATGATAAAGAAGATGATGAAGAGGACGATGAGGAAGAAGATGATAGTGAAGAGGATGATGAAGAAAAAGATGACGAAGAGGAAGATGACGAAGAAGTAGATGAAGATACTGATTTTGATGATGGATATATTAGTGAAGATGCTTCTGCTGAAAAAGTCAGCAAGAAGAGCGGTTCTAGTTTCTTAGATGAAATTAGAAGGTTATCAAAGTAATAGTAATTACTTTTTAAATTATCGTAAAGATAATTTTAAGAATTAAATATGGAGGAAAACAAATATGTTTTTTACACGAGAAGATAGAATAAAAAGAGAACAAGAAATACTGGGTCGCTGGGACTTTCTTGTTGAAGGCGTAGAGGATTATGATGCTAAACTTAATACAGCTTTAGTATTGGAAAATTCATATAATCTCATGATTGCTAAGGGTGGTTTACCACAAGGTTGGATCGAGAAGGTTCTCAATGAAGATGAGTCCTTGAATGAAGCTCCAATGACAACTTCTGCTGTTGGTTCAAACCTTATTCCTAAGGTTTTGTTTCCAGTAATTCGTAGAGTATTCCCACAGCTTATTGCTAATAAGCTTGTTTCTGTTCAGCCAATTCAGGCCCCAACTGGTGTAGTTTATTACATCACTTATTCCTTTAGCAATACTAAAGGTGCTATTACTGCAGGAAATGAATATTCTGCTAACCCATCTCAGACCTCTCCTGCCTATGATGCTTTCTATACATCTGAGAGAATTGGACCATTTACTGTAGCCGGTTCTGCCAGCACAGTAACTGAAGATTTAGGTGATGCTACAGAATTGTTCTTGGGAACAACTGCTGCTAATGTAACTATTAAGAGAGTAGAAATTTTTAACATGACTGACGGTGGTGTAGCTTTAGATAATTTGATTCTTACTGCTGATACTGCAAATGCTACAAATGAAGTTTCTTATGTTGTAAGCACTGGCGTGCTGACTATCTATGCTGGTATTTTAACTGCTGGTAAGACCTATAAAGTTTGGGTAGTTTATGATCAGGAAGGATCAGACAAGATTCCAGAAATGGAATTCGCCATTGGTTCACAGAACGTGACATCAACTGAAAGAAAATTGAAAATCCGTTGGACAAAAGAATCTGAGCAAGATATGCAAGCATATCACAAGATCGACGTAGAAGCTGAATTAGTGAAAGTTGCTTCTATGGAAATGAACTACGAAATTGATCGTGAAATTCTTACCTTTATCTCTGATAAAGTCCCAGTCGTTCTTCAGTTCGCTCATGACTGGACTGCCGACTCTGCTACTACTGGTAATAATACTTCCGGTAACTACTTGGATCGTCACCGCGCTTTGGCCCAGAAGATTCATATGACCGCTTCTAAAGTGGCTCAGTATAATCGTCAGGGTGCTGCTTCTTGGGCAGTAGTTTCCCCACAGGTTGCCGCTGTTCTCAAGATGCTTCCTGATTTCAAGGGAGAAATTGCTGGTGGAAGTTTCAATATTTATGCCGCTGGTCAGCTTGCTGATTCTCTGGATATTTATGTTGATCCAAACCGCGTTGGTGCTGTTACTCAGGAAATTCTCTTGGGCTACAAATCAAAAGATACTACATACGGTGCTGGTGTAGTTTATAGTCCTTATACACAGTGGATGTCCAACACTGTAACTAATCCAGACAACTTTAATGACGTAAGAGGGTTCTTCTCAAGATACGCTCTGTCATTAATGCCAAGAGGTCAATACTTCTATTCCCGTCTGTTAGTTGATAATTTGGTCTAATTTCTAGTAATGTAAAATAAAAAACCTGCCCTTAAAAAGGCAGGTTCTTTTTTTATATAGAGTAAGTTTTTTTAAAAACTAGCTTAGGTCTCTTTGCTTCTTTATTTATTTTTTTCATAAGACGTTTTGTTGTTAACATTGCTGTAAATTTACATATAAAATATTTACAAGAAGTGACTGATAAATCAAGTTTTCCATATGTTTCATGCACATAACAAACTTTTTCATTAATTACTACTTCAGAAACATAGCGAAATGGTCTTACTTTAAAAATCGACATAACATAGTCCATAATCAAACTCCTAATGAAAAGATAATAATGAGGTAATTAAATGACATTCAAAGATTACACAAAAATGTATTTAGTCGAAGGTATTCAATATTTTAAATATAGTAAAAAGTTTTTAAAACTTGTTAATAGATTGGAAAAAGATATAAACTTAGCAGAAAATAAAGAAGAAGCAGAAGATTTTATTCTTAAATTAAAAGAAGCTGCAAAAGATTTTGAAGTAGCTGAAGAGGAATACAAAACAAGTAAATATGATGGTATGATGAAATATAAAATATTAAAAAGCCAATATAAAGATATTGTTAAGATGGCCAAAAAGGACACAATAAAAAACTTGATATTGGCTATTGGGGGGCTTGGTATTTTAGGTAATATCATTTACTTCCTAGAGAAAAAATGATAGGAAATTTATTATTATTAACTCAGCTTTTAGTTACCTTATTCTGTTTAATAAAAATATTTATTTCAAAATCCTAAAAAGTATTTCTAGAAAAGTCATTTAAAATTGGATATTCTTTTTCAACCAATTCTATTTTAAAACTAAAAGTTTTTTCTGTCATATCCTCAATTTTTAACGGAACAAATTGTATATTACTATTCAGTAATAAAGAAAAAAGTATAATATTCATAATAACTCCTTATAATACAAAGCTTTTCAAGCTTTTCTCTTCTGTATTTTTATTAGCGCCTTTTGTTTTTTCTTTCGCTATATCCAGAATATTTTCAATAGATATTTTCTTTTCCTCATTATTAAACATAGCTATATTTATATCATCACAGATACCTTTCAATACAGCATAGCTAATAAGTTTACAATGTTCTTTTAAATATTCAAACAGAATGGAAAGTTCTTTCTGACTATATTCAGGGATATAAGCTTCAAAGAATTTGAATATGTTTACATCACTAGGAGGATCAAAACGAATAACCTTATCTATTCTTCCTGGCCTTATGAAAGCTGAATCGAAAGTATTTATTCTATTTGTTGTAAAAATAGATACTACATCTTCAATTTCATCTATACCATCCAATGTATTCAATATAGAGGAAAGAATAGTATTTGGAGAATTATCTGTATCATTTCTTTCTTTAAGGAAAGCATCAAAATCCTCAAAAGCAAAGATTGCTTTTTTATTCTCAAAATAGCGTTGTCTATTATCTAGAAAATCTTTTGGATTATCAAATGAATAAAACTCTATTCCATTATTCTTTGCCTGAATTTTTATCCAAGTAAGTATATTTGATTTCCCTGTCCCAGGAGGTCCTTCAAGTATAATACCTCTTTTCAATCTAATGAACTTCTTAGAACAATAAGACCTGAATTCATCATTAAGAAGAAAGTCGATGGTTTCTTTTCTGAAGAAATCGAAATCAATACCTATGATTGGATTCTTTAGTTTGTCGTTTAAAGATTTATTGGATACTCTATCTTTTAGAATCTTTATTATTTTATTAAACTCTTCTCTTTTTGTTATAATGAAATCGTAGCTTCTTTCAAGAAGAAAAGGAGTTATAAGTTTGATAAACTTAAATCCATCTACATAACAAATATTATAATCTGTCAATGAAGGTTTGTTATTGTCTCCAAAATCCTGAAAGAATGTTATAGTAGAATTACCGAAACTATTGCTTCTTGTAATAGGTTCAATTTTATCTACTACTTCCTCAGAGTTTGGAAAGAAAGCAAAAGCAAAATCTTCTGTTTCTAGATCATTTATTAATTTGCTCTTGTAGGTTTCTATGATATACTCTACTTGTTTATCCACTTAATACTCCTGTTTTGCTTATATATAATTATATCATTTTTTATCTTTTTTGTCAACTAATTGGTCTTACTGAAAATATGTTGACGGGTTTTATATAGTTTTTCATTATGATAAAATCTATCTATACTAACTTTATTGTTTATAATAGTTTTAAAGAAAGGGAAAGTTAGCGCTTCGTTTTCGATAGCTACACTAGCTATGTATTTTGAGTTTACAGTTCTTATACTACTATCGTTTAATCTCATAATTAATTATACTACCTTTTATCTTTTTTGTCAAGTAAAACTACAAAGTAAAGATAAACATATGGAAATAACGATAAAGCCTAATGATAAGACGTATAGATTTCTTATGAAAGATCCTGATATGCAAGTAGAAGTTCAAAAAGGTGAAGAAGTTTTTAAAGGATATATAAAAAGTATCAGTACAACAGGAACTTATATAGTTGAAATAACGGAGAATACAAATGTTTGATATAATCTATAATAATAGAGAAGATTTCATAAAAGAAAATAGCGTAATTCACCTTAAACCATATAGAGATGGATTACAATTTTATACATCTTTTGATAGCAACTTTACTCCTATTTATTCCAATAGCGGTGAAACAGTAGTTATAACAGGAACTCCAACTATACAAACTACTGGAGTTTTTAGTAATTGTGGAGAACTATCTGGAAGTGTTGTTTATAATAAAAATAACTTTATAACATTAAACGAGAAAGGAACTATTCAATTCAGATTGAAGTCAGCATTTAATAATGCTTATTCATATCAAGAATTTAATATGAATCTTAATACTGTAGTTCCAGCTACAGATCCAGAAACAATAGTTCCTGGTGATTATTCTATCAAGGTTATTTTTGGTGGATTAGATCAAGGGCATTTTACAATAACTCTGGTAGCTACAGATGGATTGCTTGAAATAGCTACAAAATTAATGAATGCTGTGAATACAGCAACTATAATGGCTAATTATGTAAATGATGTATTAAGAATTGAAGGAAAAGAAAAGGGAATTTATGTTAGTGTAGAAGAACCAACTAACGGAGATTTTTCTTTAATAACTCTTTTAGGTGGAGTTGATACTGCCAAGCTTTTAAATGCTCCTTTAGTAAATACGACTTTCTTTAGTTTAAAAAATGATACTGATAATAGCAATCTAATAAATCTTATTCACAATATAAATGGAACAATTCAACTGGAAATGTATAATGCTACAACAAAGATAGTGGATACTTCTTTTGAATGGAATAATGAACCTACACTTTGGTATGACTTTGCTATATCCTATGATGAAAGTAATGTCAAACTTTATCTGAATGGAACTATAGCAGGAATTGCAAATACAGGTTTTACAAGAGTTTATGCCAATAATAAACTAACTCTTTTCGGTACAGCAGATAACCATCATTTTATTGATGAACTTATAATTTCAAATCTAAAACTTTTTGATTCCTCTACTTATACAGTTGAAACAAATCCAATGACAAAATATTCTGTTCTTAATCCCTATATCGATATAGAATATGGAAAAGGTTTCAAGAATAATGAAGTAAAAGATGTTGAGCTATCCTGCTCTACCAATTGTAAATTTGTAGTTAAATTAGGAAGTTCTTGGTATTATTATTATAGTGGGAGTTGGGTTCTTTCTGATGGGACTTTTGCTAAAAGTATAACCGATTCTATTTTAGCAACACAATTCAAGGAACTATATTTCGACGAAGATAATTACATTACTATTAGGGTATATTTTAATAGTAATGGTGTAGAAGATTGCTGGCTGGAAAATCTTGATATAATTTTTAATCCATTGGAAAGTGAAAGAGCTACTATTGTAGGGAATATTATAATTCCTTCTACATTGGATTTAACAAATAATAAAAATTTATTGATAGTCACTGATTTAGGAACCAAGGAAGTTGATTTGACTTCTTATGCTATAAATCCAGCTTCTGTATCAAAGGAAGAAATAGTTTCTTCTATAAATTCAAGTTCAGTTCCTGGCCTTGAAAATGCTATTATAAATCCAGAAGGTTATTTGGTATTGACAGCAGAGACAGTAGGTAGTGCAAGTTATATATCTGTTCAGGAACCACAAACAAGTAGCGCAGTTTCTTTAGTATGGGGAACTTTACAAAGTGATTATGGGCTTGATAATACAGGAAGAGTTTTTGATTATGAAGAGATTTTCAGATATACAAGATCATCTTTGGGTGCTCCACAAGTTCCAGTAGAATTGACTGATGAACAATTGAACGATGCTTTATCTGCCGCTGTATTTGAATATAATCGGTGGAGAAATGTAAACGAAAATATAATGACACTTGACTTGGTTGGGGATGGAACTACTGGTTATGAAATTCCTGCTGCTGTAGGTGGAATTAACAATATTATAGATATTATTGTACAACCAAGAACTGGATTGGTATTTGGAAATATTGGTGATGATTTAATGGCAAGTATTTATACACAGTTTTTCTTTAGGAATGGAAATTCTTTTATAGAAACCGCTGCTGATTATTATTTAACTTTAAGTGCTCAAAGAGATATAGATAATATTATGGGAACAGCTATAAAGCATTATTTTTATAATAATAAATTATGGATTTTCCCAATACCTACAAGAACTATGACAGTAGGGATAAAATATAGATCAACTTTATTACCAGAGGAAATAGTTTATAACCAACAGATTAGAGACCTTACTTTGGCAAAAGCAAAGATAATACTAGGAACCATACGTTCAACTTTCGGAGGAAGAATCCCTATGGGAGATTCTGAAATAACTTTGAATGGTGATGGATTAAAATCTGAAGGAAGAGAAGAATGGACTGCAACCGTACAATTTTTGCAGAAAACGCAACCGATAGAATTTATAATAGGGTAGGAGATAAAAATGAATTTAATGGAAAGTATTAGCTTTAATGCTGGGAAGAAAGTAAAGTCAGATAAAGAACAGTTTATGGATATATTGAAAGAAGATATTAATGTTTTTGGAGTTGATGAAGCTTTGAGGCTTTATAATACTTTGTTTTTACTTGATAAAGAAGCAAGTAAATATTTGAAAGAAAGTGTTGACGATTATTTGGTAGAAGTTAGTTTGAGAGATTATGATGGCGGTGGAGAAAATGATGCTGAAGCACGACTTAGGAAACTAAGCGATCGCGGAACTAACCCTCTTTATAAGAAACCTTCTATAGAACAAAAAGATATTCCATATACCAGAACAGGAAGAGGCCAAGGCGAAAACCATATCAGAACAGGAAGAGGACAAAGTGAACTTTCAAATCCTTCTTTAGGAACTGCCGATGTAGGTTTTTCTAAAAGTGGAGCATCCCAAGAGGCAAGTAATTTTGCTTTGTCCCAAAAAGCAGCAGCTGAGGCTAATAGCAAATCATTTGACTTGGAAAGCATAGGTGCTGAAAAACAAGCTGCTTTTAAAGAAGCAATCAGAAGTAAAGCCTCGACTCCTGCAATTATGGAAATAAAAGAAAAACTTTCACCAGAACAGTCTTCAGCTCTTAATAAAGCAATCTCTGGTGGAAACTTTACTGAAGCAAGTAAAATAGCTAAAGAAGCTGGTATAGATTTAGGTCCAATGGCTTCTCCTAATGCAGCTACTGCTGGTGTAAAAGGCGTAGCTGGTGCTGTAGCTCCTGATGCTCCTAAACTTACTGGATTAGCTGGTGTATGGCAAAGAATAAAAGGATTTTTTCAGAATGGTTTTGCTGGAATATCAAAAGCTTTTCAGACAGGAAATTTTCAATCCTTACTTGGAATACCAATGGTTCAAGTAGCTATTGCTGTAGGCAGTTGGACTTTGGTTTGGAAAATGATTAAGAAAATATCTTCCCTAAAGAAGAATAAACAAGGAACTAAATAATGAAAAGTTTTAATGAGTATTTATTTGAAACTGAGGAAACTCAGTTAGATGAAAGTGTAAGTATTTTCTTATCTTCATTAGGTATAGGACTTGGTGGAGCCATAGCTGGTTCAGTTTTGGCAAGCTTGGCGGTCTATGGTGCTGTATTTATTGTATATGGGTACACAAAGACACAATCTAAAATAATTATCTCTATAACAAGATTATGGAGAAGTTTGAAGAAAATAATTTCTGGAACAAAAGATTATGTCGAAAAAGGACCAACCAACGAAAATGATATAAGAGAAGCTATAACAGATGCTAAAAGAGATCCAAAAGTAATTAAAGCTATAGACAAGATGGATATAGTAAAACAGAAATATATGGAAGAACTTAATGATGTTCTTGAAAGTTTGAATCAAAGAAAATGGAAAGAAGCTAAAGTAAAACTTAACGAAAAAGATAATGAAATAAAAAATAATCCAATTGTAAAGAATTTGATTATAGCTGAAGTTGTTAAAATAACTGGCGAACCTATTATGTTTGTAGCCTCTCCTGGAAATGAAAGCTTTAGAGCTATAAAAGAAATCTTTGATTTAAAAACAGCAAAAATGGCTAGTGATGCCACTATGGAATTTTTAAAGAAAAACTTGATGGAGAAGGATGAGTAATTTTAATTACTATGATTATTTAAAAAATAATCAAGCTACAAATAGTTGGTTAGGTGAAATGAATAAAAGTTTCACCCAACTTAATGCTCCTCTTGTTAAAGTTTTTAAACTTGATATGGAAAACACAAACTTCGATACTGTTTATAATGAAGAAAGTAGTGCCAGATCATATTTAGAACCTTTTGATATCAGAGCTATATTCAAAGTAAACATATGGAAAAGTTTAGTAGGACTAGAAGGTCCTTCCCAAAGTGAGGATAATTTAAATCTTTCTGTAAACTTTGGTGATATGGTTAATATCATACGAGGATTAAAAACTGCCCATTTCTGTGAATTGAAAATATCCTATCTTGGTAGTGGATATGCAGCTATTTATAATTTAAATGGATTTTTAGTATTAAAAGAAAATGGAATAGTAAAACTTAATATAGATTTAAGTGTTTATGATACAGTAGATAAGGTTATGACACAAATAACTGGATTATTTTCTTCTGAAAAAATAGGTAAGAATGATTTAAGCGCTAATTTGGTTTCTTTTAATGAAGTAGCTTTTTTTGGATCTACTTTGGTTATTTATTCTCCAGATAATACTTTTAAAAATATGACAGATGCCATACAAACTGGTGATGTAGTTATGACACAAGAAAATAGAGTATACGAAATAAAGCAAGCATATCCAGCAGGGAATATGGGTTGGGATTATCATACATATATGCTGATTTGCGAATTAGCTGATATGGATAAAATAGTTTTGCCTGAACCATATAATAGTAAAATATGGAAAATGGCATAGATAAAGCAGAATTCAAAATTGCCATTACTAATCAAGTAAATAAAGAATTAGTAAAATTATTAAAACACATAAATACTCATAGGTTTATAAATATGTCTATGACTGATGATGGATTTAAAATAAAGTTTACTGAAGAGGTTATATTAACCGATGAACAAAGAAATGATATTTTTAATTTATTTAAATTAGGTGGAAGAGTAGAGAAGAAAGGTAAAGATAAAGAAGGAAAGAAAGAATATTTTAAAATAGAAGCTATGGGTTAAGGAGTATTAGATGATAGATGATACTATATTGGATTTACCTTTAATAAACATAAAAGATAACGCAGATAGATTATATTTATGTTCACAAGAACCTTTAAATTTTAATGAAGCTACTTCACAATATGCAGTTGCCTATAAAGAAGGTTTAACTATAAGTTCTCCTTTAGAAAGAGCTTTGGGTGGTAGAAGAATTATAGTTTCTGCAATTTTAGAGGGTACAATAGTAAAAAGTGATAGAGCTACTCATTTTGCTATAGTAGATTTTGGTAGTTCAAAAATATTAGCTATGGATCTTTTATCCGCGCCTAAAGATTTATTGGAAACAAACACATTTTCTTTAGATGCTTTTAGTATTAATTCAATTGATTAAGGGAGTTTAAAATGGAAAAAATAAATATTACAGATATTAATTCAGCAATAACAATAAGGAGAAATAACGAAATGGAACAATTAAAAGTAAAAGGCTTTTACGTAGTAAAATGCTTGGACGTAAATGGAAATACAAAATGGGAAGACACAATCGAAAATATAGTAACCGATGTTGGAGCAAATATGATGTTGGATCAAATGTTTGGTGCAACACAAAATTCTACTTACTTTCTTGGTTTAATCTCTTCAGTAGGATATGTAAGCGTTCCTGTTGTAGCTAATACCATGGCTTCTCATGCAACTTGGGTAGAAGCAGGTAATGGATCTAATTATCCTACTTGGACAAGCCCTGCATCAAATGCTAGAGCTACTATAACTTGGAGTGCCGCTAGTTCCAGACAAAAAGCTTTAAGTTCTTCTGCATCTTTCACTATAGCTACAGGTGGAACAGTAAAAGGTTGTTTCGTAGTAACAGGATCAGGAGCAGTCTCCACTAATAACAGTACAGCAGGTACTCTTTATTCTGCCGGAACTTTTGCTGCTGATAAAATAGTGGATGCTTTGGATACTTTACAGGTTTCCTATACAACACAATTACAAGCATAATTTTTAGGAGATAACTAATGCAACTACTCACAATTTCTGAAAAGACTAAAAATAACGATCAATTTGTTGGTGATATAATCGGTTTGTTTCCTGATACCCATGTATTCTCTGAAACAGAACATTCCTTATTCACCATTATTCCAGTTGCTTTGACTGAAGAGGAAATAAGTGCCAAATATGCCGTACTTCAATATTCCGAGGAAGGTAATGATGTCAGTATGGTAACTAAGGATAATGAGGGTAATGATGTAGTTACCCCTGTTCCAAATCCTCCACGATATGCTATCCGGTATGAAAATGGTGAGATAAAAGAAAATTACAGCAGGGCTTTAGGAGTCTAGTATGATAACATTCAGGGAAGGTAGCTCAAAGGAATTTCCTTGGGGAATTGAGACAACTATACATCTGGAAGAAAATGGTGAGATAGTAAATACCATTGTCGTGATGCATTGGCCTTCAACTGAAGAGGAGAAAAATAGTAGAGGTAATCATTTGATTTCCAATTATTTGAGTACCCTGTCTGAACAAGGGGTTGAATAATGGCTAGATACTACTGCGATACCGGCCTAAGCTCGGGGGCTAATGACGGGTCCAGCTTCGACAACGCCTATCAAAGTATCAAGACAGCTCTGGAACGGCTTTTTGGTATAAATGATATACTATGGATTAGGCGCAGGTCATCCTTTAATACACCAACAGCAGATATACTTGCAAACTCTGGCAGTGATGCTTCAAGTTGGCAACCAATAAGAATACTTGGCTGGCCCAGAACCACAAAAAGCATAACCTCCTCTGATTGGACACAAAACTCTACAGCAGTGGTAGTTGATGATGCTGATATGACAAGAGGACATCTTGGCAGGTATATAACAGCTCCAAATGGCAAAAAGTTTATGATAACAAGAGTCATAGATTCATCGAATATAGTGATTGATAACGCCTATACAGGAACCACTGTAACGAATCAGGGAGCAACGATTTATGCTGATGAAGATTATACAGAGGCACAGGCTATTGATGATTCTTCTTGGACAATAAAGAAAACTGATTGGAATGGTGATTCCCACTTACTGCCAGTGATTGATTTTGGAGCCAATGCTTTCCAAATGAACTTTGGTGGCTCAAACGGACCTTGGATTATAAGGAATCTGGATTTCAGGAATAGCACTGATACACAAGGAACACTTTATATAAGAAGAATGGGTCACGCTACAATAGA